GTGTTTATATACTTCTTTATGATGAAAATCAACTTCAAATCCAAGCTATACGACTAGCTCCCAAATCTGGAAAATATAATTTATTACCACTTAAGCCTGATTACAGAATTGCTATAGTTGGTAATGGGGAGGTATTTATCGATTAAAAAGTTACACCAATACTACTAATTTGGAAGGTGATCTTATATTATGAGAAGAAATATTTCAGTAATATTAATTTTAATATGTTTATTCTTTAATTCTCTTGCATTAATTCCAGCATTTGCGGCAACTACATTTAAGGAAGGTATTTATCAATTGTCTAATCTTAATGTTGCACAAAAAAATCGTTATACTATTCAAAATGTATCACCTGATAATAGTGTTTATATCGCACTTTTTGATGAAAATCAACGTCAAATACAATCTATTTATTTACCACCCAAATCAGCAAACTATAGCTTGCTTGCTCTTGAACCTAGTTATAGAATTGCAATTATTGGGAAAGGTGAAGTACTTATTGCTTAAAAGACACTTTGTAGTGTCTTTTTGTTTATGAACAATTTCTACACATTCCAAATTACTCTCCAATTTACTCATCCACTTTATCATCCTTCTGAATATATCCCATTTCCCTAAGCTCCTTATTTAAAGCTTCTTTAATATCTAGTCCTTCCTCTTCCATTCTCTTTTGTACTCTTGGAACCACTATATCAACTATATCTTTAATAATTCCCATCCTTATAGCTCCTTTTTAGGAAGAGAGCTTTAATTGACTCTCTTCTTATTTATCTTTTGCAGTAACCTTAACATTAACAATTGTAATCCCTGCTAATATGCCTTCCAGTCCTACAAGGTATTAATGAATATCTCTAATTATATTTTCACATACTAATTTTAGCGATTTAACTTACACTCTAAAATTGAGAAAGAGGGCTTATTAAATGAAAAAAATATTTATTATACTTTCTGCGCTTTTACTTTTATCTTTTAGTATGAATAATCTAACAGTCAGTGCTAGAACAATAAATATCCAGTTATCTGAAGGTATTTATAATATAAGAGATTTAAAATTAATGGAGAATACTACCTACAATATTCAAAACACTTCTGCCGGAATTAACCTTATGATAAGAATGGATGGTCAGCAAGAAGTAATGGAATCACACCGTTTATTAGAAAACTCACCTAAATACAATATTGGTCCTTTGAAATATGTTGATAGAATTGTAATATTAGGCCCTGGTACTGTAACAATAACTGAATAAATATTTTCAAATTGCACATAATATAATGATTTCGCTAACATATTATTTATATAATCCATTTTGGCCCCATTAATTGGGGTTTTTTTAATGTGCAAAATTATTTATCAACATTTAGAATTATTTGAAATTGGTCTTCATATAATTAAATGTAGCTTCTTCGTTATAACTTTATTTCTCTTTTATTTACTCTTTTATCCATAATCTTTTTTTGCTTTTACCCAGTAACCTATAAGCCCCTTTTTAGGGGCTTCCTTCATGTTGTCCACCAATTAATTACATAGCATTTTTCATTTTTATTTCTTTAAGCTTCTTTACTGCTTTGTAGTAAAAGGCTGTCTGCTTACCATCCCAATTAACATTTAAGGTTTCACCATTGTTATAAATTCTTACTACCTTGCCTATATGCTTTGTGCCTTTATACTTTATTTCTACCAGTTCATTTTCCTCAAAATCTATAACATTATGAGCAAAAGTTGATGGCTTAATAGTGCTTTTCTTCTCATCAATATCTGTTTTTGCACTTAAAATATGCAAGCCTATATTTTCTTTAGGAACCTCAATTTTATATACTTCATCTTCATGATATTTTGGTTTTTGTAAGTATTCTAATATCCATCCTTTAGGATTTATAACAATTGTATTATCTTGCTTTTGAATTATTATATTAGCATCACCTTTACGTTTAATATATTCTGCAACATGCATGCCTTTAAGTTTTTCAAGCTGCATATCATTTAATTTTCTATCTTGATTTACAAATAAAATTTCATCAGCTGGAAGCAGATCTATATCTTTTCTTAACTCCAATTCTTTTACTCCATCACTGTTAAAGTACAGTGTCTTTTCTTCAAGCTCTACAAGCAATGCTCCATATATTCTTTTAACTATTCTTGCTGCATTTGGTTTATATAGATTAATAATTTCTGCAAATTTATCTTTATGACTTTTGACTATTGGTGCATACTCTTTTTTAGGCTCTTTAACTTCATTAAGCACTAAATCAAATATGCTTATTTGGCCATCTAAAACTTCATCCATTTTATTTTTAATCATCGTTATCCCACCCAAGCAGCTTCTTTTCTAAATTGTCATAGTCATAGTTTCTTGGCTCGAAATTATTAAATCTGAGTGGCTGCACCTCTTTATTCTTAGCTATCTTAACTGGATTTTCTTTGTCTACATAATTGCCTTCTAAGATCTTAATAAAATTATTTGGCTTTACTAACCAATCAAAGGTTACTGTCCAGTTCTTATTATTTTGACCTTTTAAGAAACTGCTGCATTTTATATTTTCTATAGCTTGAAGTATTTTATCTTGTCCATATTCTTTAAGCCTTGCTTGAAGTAATTTATATCTGTTAGTGCCTTTGTTTATGGATATGAGCTTTTGGAGTCCAAGTTCATTCCACTTATCTATTATGGGTTGCACTTTAGTGCTACTAACTATATCTTTAGATATAGTATTTATATTATTAATTGTATTATTAAGTATTGTATTATTATCTTCACAGTTTTCCGAATACCCTCTGTCGATATCTCGAGTACCTCTATCGATATTTCGAACACCGCAGTCGATATTCCGATTACCCCCTATCGATATTTCGAGTAGCTTAATTATTCTATTTTCTATTGCTTTTGTGCCAGCTTTGTATTTATAAGAAATGCTTAAAAATCCTTTTTTCTCTAAAGATTTTATTATTTCACTACACCTGTTTTTAGATAAGCCAAAAAACTCTGCAAAATAGTCATTAGACGCAAAACATCCCTTTTCATTATCTAAGCTATCTATTTCAACTAAAAATAATTTTTCATTCATAGTTAAGTGAGTATTCAGCCAAATTTCTTTTGGTATCCATATGCCTTTAAAATCTCTTTCCACAGTCTCGCCTCACTTTCATTATTTGTAATTTTCATTAACTAAAAAACTTAGCTGCATCTACTTAAAGCAACACAGCACCTTTTACATATTTCAATAAATTCTTCAGGTGTAGTCTTTTTATTAAAACTTGTCCTATTAAACCTTATGTCTTCTCTTGTCATAGCAAAAATAATATTAAACTCTTCTTTGCTGACTTTTGATTTTAAATCATTTAAGAATTCTAAAACCATTTACTTTTCCTCCATTTCAATTTATAATGGAGATACGGATGGCATTCCGTATCCCTAAAACTTGTGAACCTTTAATTAAGGTTCTTTTTTTATTTATAAAGTTCATCTTCTTTCATGTTTTTATGTTCATAAAAATCAATACATTTTTTTGTATTCACATCAGTAAATTCAACATATAAATCTCCACATTGATTAAAACAAACTTCTCCAACAGTTACTGTATAGATATCATTAAGTAAATCATTTTCAACTGTAATAGCTCCATCTTTTATTTGCTTCCACATACGTCTTTTTCTTTCTGGAGCATACATTATTGTGTATTCACATTTTTCAGAATCACTTTTAAGAACGTCATAGCCTATTTTCCATAAGATTTCTATTATATTCATCTTCTGAATTTCTCCTTTAATATGTTTAAAATCAGTTAATTTGCTTTTAATATCTTTAGAGCATTATTTAAAACCTGAAGTCTTAGCTCTGGAGGACACATTTTCATAACAGCAGCAACTTGTAACTCTGCCATAAGCTCATCAAAGCCTTTTTTATCTTCTAATCCTATAATGGTTACCTTTAATTCATCGCCTTTCATATCCATTCCCCCGTAAATATAAATCATTTCATAATATGTTTTCTTATCACAATGTGTTACCTAGCAAACTTTATAGTTATAATTGCACATACCATTTCATCAAGTGTTTTCATTATCATTTGCCAATCTTCTTTTTCATCTTCATCAACTTGACCATCACGTGAAATCTTAATCATTAATTTCTTAATGCTCTCTAGATCTTCAAGCTCATCTAAAAATGTTAATACTGCTTCAGCTAAATGTTTAACTTCTATCTTTGGAAAAAGTTCTTTTCCTATCAAAGTATTTTGATAATGCTGCAAAATTAAATATGGGCGATTATATATCTTAGCCATATCAATTACTATGTTTTCTGGTGGTGTTCTCTTCCCTCCTTCATATGCTCTTAAACTATCAACAGATATATCTAGTAGTTCTGATGATTTTTCTTGAGTTAAGCTTGTACATTCTCTCGCTATTTGGTAAATATTTCTGTAGTTTTCTACCATTTATTTCCCTCCTTATTCTTGATAAAATCCAATTATGACTTAAAAGCATAGTTTAATCTAAAAAAATATTTATTATTTGTCTATTATCTAAATTTAAAATCGTTTTTAATTCTTTTATTTCTTCTAATGAAAATGGAATTATCCCATTTTCCTTTTTGTTATATGTACTTTGAGATATTTCAAGCTCTCCTCCCAAATATTCTTGACTAAAGTTAGCTTGTTTTCTCAAAACTTTTAATTGATCTATTGGCATTTCTCACACCCCCTTTATGATTTTAAGTCATATACTATACTCTAATAATAATGACTCAAAATCATAATGTCAATGGTTTTTAACAAAAATTATTCTTTATAGTCATATTTATAGATTTGAAATCATATTCAGTATACAATTTAAATGAGGTGATAATAATGGCAACATTTGCTGATAGGTTGAAAGAAGAGCGAATACAAAAAAATCTTACACAAACAGAATTAGCTAAAACACTATATTTAGGTCAAACGTCAGTATCTAAATATGAAAGTGGTAAACAAATTCCAGAGATGCCTACTCTGCAAAAGATAGCTGATTTTTTTGAAATATCTATAGATTACCTCTTAGGAAAAACTGATATAAGAAATTACACTGATGATCCTAACATCACTATTGCACTTCATAGCGATACTGATTATGATGAATTTCCCAAAGAAGCTAAAGAAGAGATTAATAATTTTATTGAGTATATAAAACAAAAATATAAAGATAAAAAATAAGGTGTTCTTTATGAACATCTATATTTTTAAATATAGATTGTTATATTTTATCAAAATATCAATATAAAAGGAGATTTTTATTATGCTAATTTTTATTATACTAGCTCTAATTATAACAATATTTGTTATTAAAAAATCTAAAACTAAATTGCAGAAAACACTAAATGAAACTGTATCTAACTTAAATAAAACAATAAGAGAAAAAGATGATATAATATCTGAACTTTCTAAATATCAAGATATTATCGACGTACAATCAAAATGTGATGAACTTCTATCTACTGCTCAAAATGAAGCGGAGTTAATAAAGAAAAGATATGAAACATTATTAACCTTTGCTCAAATAGAAGCTGAAAATATTAAAGAAAAATCATTATCTGCAAAAAAGCAAATGGACGAACAAATAAAAATAAGAAAAGTAGAATATGATAACATTTTATCCACTGCGCTAGAACAAAGTAAACAAATAATTTCAGATGCAAATATAAAAGCAGAAGAAATTGCAGGGGATGCTTACAAAGCTTTAAATAACCATAAAGAGTTGGAACAAAAGGCCAAGGCAATGAAAAATGTTATAGAGGGTTATGGTAATAAATATATTATCCCCACTCATGGAATCCTTGATGAACTTGCAGATGATTTTGGTTATACCGAAGCTGGAATTGAACTAAAGAAATCACGACAAAAATCAAAATTTATGGTTGAAAACGGACTAGCTGCAAAATGTGATTATGTTGAAAATAATAGAAAGACTACTGCTATTAATTTTGTTACTGATGCTTTTAATGGTAAAGTTGATACAATTTTATCAACAGTAAAAAGTACAAACTATGGTGTTTTAAAACAAAAAATTACTGATTCATATATACTTGTTAACAATTTAGGTGAAGCTTTCAGAAACGCTGTAATTACTCCAGAATATTTACAAGCTAGACTTGATGAACTAAAATGGGCTGTTGCTGCCTTTGAATTGAAAGAAAAAGAAAAAGAAGAACAACGCCTTATCAAGGAACAAATTAGAGAAGAAGAAAGAGCTAGACGAGATTATGAAAAAGCTATAAAGGAAGCCGCTAAAGAAGAAGAGATGTTAAAGAAGCTTATGGAAAAAGCTCAGTTACAATTGCAAGAAGCTAACGATCAGCAAAAAGCAGAATATGAATCTAAACTTATAGACTTACAAAAGAAATTACAAGAAGCTGAAGAAAAGAATCAAAGAGCTTTATCTATGGCACAGCAAACAAAATCTGGACATGTATATATAATCTCAAATGTCGGTTCGTTTGGTGAAGATGTTTATAAAATTGGTATGACTAGACGCTTAGATCCACTAGATAGAGTAAAAGAACTAGGTGATGCAAGTGTACCTTTCACTTTTGATGTTCATAGCATGATTTTTAGCGATGATGCGCCAAAACTTGAAACTGAATTACATAAAATTTTTAACAAAAATCAAGTTAATAAAGTTAATCCTAAAAAAGAATTCTTTAAAGTTAATATTAAAGATGTTAAATCACAAATAGAGAAAATGGGTATTCAATCAAAATGGACAATGTTAGCTGAGGCTAAAGAGTATAGAGAAAGTTTAGCCATTGAAAATGAAATGAAAAGTTCTGAAGAATTTGCCAGTTAATAAAAGGTGTTCATTACGAACACCTTTATTTTCAAATATATATTTGAGTAATTATATAACTATTTTTGAATGGGGCGATTAATAATGAAGGATTTGCTTAATTTACTTGTGGAAGGCAATTATACTCTGTTCATTGTATTAGCATCAATGATTATCTTTGTCTGGCTATTTAAAGATATAAAAAAATCTTTACTTGAAACTAAAAATCAGGATTTAGATTTTTTAGACCAGTCAATTAATTCCTATGCACAAGTTTTAAAAACAATATATTTCTATCTAAACAATTCTACTGATGAGCATGATTTAATAAGCAATATGTATTTATCATATAAGTATTTTGATAAATCTATTATAGAAAAAATAGATTATTTTACATCTCATAGTTTTATTATGACTCCAGAAAAGAAAAGTCAGTTGCTTACAGAACTATCAAAGGAAATAAAAAATAAATTACAATTATTAAAAAACAAACAATTGCACTCTATTATAGATAAGAATTATGCTTTTTCAACATTGGAAATATTTGACGCATTGAACAGAAATCATTTTGATGTATATTGTAATGCCTTTATATATTCTATATTAATTTTTACTGTTTCTCTTATTTTGCTAATTATTAGCCTAAACTTTCTCACGTTAAATGCTCTAAATGTAATACTGCTTATTATATATGTACCTACATTTATTTTTTGGCTGATTTCAATTTTAATTTCTATCGAATTATTACTTGGAAAACATTACAAAAGGCCGCTACTATTTATTTTATTTGTTTTCTTACCAGTTATATTGACTTATTTCATTGTAGTTTGCCCATATTCCATAATAAAACTATTTCTTGTAATTATTTTTAGTACTTCTGTAGTTGCAAGCTTTTTTGTAAATGTAAAATATTCAAAAAGGATTCGTAATAAAAACTAAGATTACTCTTTATCATGATGCTGATTATAATGATCTTTCAAAAAAAGCTAAAGATGAATATTAATGATTTTATTGAATATATAAAACAAAAATATAAGGATAAAAAATGAGGTGTTCGTTATGAACACCCTATTTTCAATAATTGCATTTAATAATTTTTAACTCATTATCATTTATATTCTAATTCTAAATATATTTTTACATTTCATTTAGAATAAATAATTTCTGCCTTTGTTTTTTTTATGAACTTTACTTCTCTTTCCTCGCAAGTATCTAGCCAAATTATATCTTATACAATATCTCATTCTTTTCTCCAATTTTCAATTAAATTTTTTCTTGAGTTAATAAT